GGTGCTCGGCACGGTCCTGTCGCCCACCCCCACTCCGGACACCCCGCCCGAGAGCTGAGCCGGACCCCGGCACCAGGAAGGAACACCGATGCCCATCTCCCGCGTGACCAAGGTCTACGCCATTCAGGACGCGAAGTTGGCGCCGCTCACCGCCGACCCGGCGGGCGGTACCGCCACGTACGGCACGCTCATCGACGTGCCCGGCATCAAGACGTTGGAAATCTCCGGCGACGTCGAGGTCAAGCAGCTACGCGGCGACAACACGCTGTTGGCGTCCAACTCCAGCATCTCGAACGTTCAGGTCAGCGTGACCCACGCCAAGCTGTCGCTGGACGTCCTCGTTGAGATCCTCGGCGGTGCGGTGACCGACTCGGGGACCGGCGCAACCGAGGTCTCCACGTGGGACCTGACCAGCGCCAACGCCACGATGCCCCCGTTCAAGCTGGAGGGGGTAACGCCGGCGGGCGGTGTCGACACCGTGGGCGGTGACCTGCACGTCGTCCTCCACAAGCTGACACTCGCGTCGTTCCCGGACCTCGGGTTCGCCGAGGAGGACTACCGCATCGCCAGCTTCACCGCGAACGCCGAGCCGCTGCTGTCCAACAGCAAGTGGCTGAGCATCGTCCTGAACGAGACCGCGACCGCCATCGCGTAAGCCGCCGGGCCGGGCGCGTCCCTTCGCTCAGCGCGCCCCGCCCGGTCCCACCCCTCACCCGCAGGCCGAACCCCGGCACTCACGTAGGGATCCCGCCTCCATGACGCAAGGACTCGACCTGCTCGCCAGCGGCGCGAGCATCACCCTGACCGACGGTACCAAGGTGTCGCTGCGCTATCCCATGCGCGCCATCGCCCTGCTGGAAGCGCGCTACGGGTCCGTGGTCGCAGTGCAGACCGCCATCGACCACACCGGCAAGGGCGCGGCCTACGGGCCCATCGTCCAGCTCCTCGGCGCCGGCTGCCTCGGGCCCGGCGGGTTCGAGCCGCACTTCCGCGAGCACCAGGACGCGAAGGGCGAACGGCGGATCACCGGGGACATCACCTACCGGCGCCGCACGGACGGCGCCGACCTCGCGGACCTGCTGCACCCCGGCCGCCTCGGCGAGTACGTCGAGGCCTGGCAGACCGCGTTCGCCAAGGCACTGGAGGCCCTGGGAAACGGCGAGGCCCCGCAGACGGGCGGGGCCCCGATCGAGACGGTTTCCCCTGGTCTCAGCTCTACTACCTCGCCGTCGGTGCCCTCCACATTCCTCCCGGCGACTTCTGGGACATGACCCTGTGCCAGCTCATGACGCTGGCCGACGAGCACCAGGCCGCCCACCAGAGTGGCGGCACCCGAACCCAGCCCACGCAGTCCGGTCCCGGCCTGCTCGAGATGGCCGCCATGCAGAGGGGGTGACCCGTGGCTGATGACATCGACCTTCCGAATCTGATCAGCCACTTGGCGGTCAACCTCGACGGGCTGAACGGCACGGTGGCCGACGCTGGCCGGCAGGGGTCCAGCGTGGGCGCCGCGCTCGGCGGCGGTATCCAGCGAGAGCTACAGAATCTCGTCGCGCACCTGCCGGACATCCCGATCGATGCGAACTCCGACCAGGTCGATCGGGATCTGGCGCGGGTGCGTGCCGAGCTGGAGGAACTCGGCAATCAGCGCATCGGCGTGGACATCTCCGTCGAGCAGGCGCTGCGCCGGATCAACGAACTGACTCCGCACCTGAACCGGCTGTCGGACACTCACCCGAACATCAACGTGCAGGCCACGACGCGGCAGGCCGCCGCGCAGTTGGACGAACTGCTTGCGGCCGCGCGCCGGGTGGACGGCAGCAACGTCCGCGTGGACGTGGACGTCGACACGGACGGTGTCGACAACGCGAACCGGCTGAGTGGCGCGCTCGGCCGCGTGGCGGGGATGGCCGGGTCGCTCGGTGGTGTGGCGGCGTCGCTCGGCCGGGTCGGTGTGGCGGTGGGGGCGGCGGTCCCTGCGGCGGGTGCCCTGGCCACGACGCTGGCGAACATCGCGCCGGCGGCCGGAGTCGCGGTCACGGGGATGGCCGCGGTGGCGCTGGCGCAGGGAACGGTGAAGCTGGCGGCCGTCGGTATGGAGGACGCCCTGTCGGCGGCGCTCGACCCGTCCAAGTCGGAGGAGTTCGCCGAGTCGCTGGAGAAGCTCAGCCCGTCTGCGGCCAAGTTCGCCACCACGGTGCGGGACCTGTCCCCGGCCCTGCGGAGCATGCAGCAGGCCGTGCAGGAGGAGGTGTTCCGCGGGCTCGGCGACAACCTCAAGGCGACCGCGACGAGCGTCCTGCCGGTCCTGCGGAAGAACCTGCTGACCTCGGCGACGGCGCTGGGGGACATGGCGGCCGGCGCGATGGGCGCGGCCAGGGACCTTGCCGAGGACGGCACGCTGGGGAAGGCGCTCGGGTCAGCGTCCATGGGGCTGCGGAACCTCAGCGGCGTGCCCGGCATTGTGGTGAAGAGCCTCGGGCAGATCGCGGCGGCTGCCGGTCCGTCCTTCGAGCGGCTGACGTCCGGCGCGGCGAAGGCGGCGGCGGGGATCGGCGACCGGCTGTCGAAGGCGTTCGAGTCGGGCGCGATGCAGAAGGCGATCGAGCGGGCGATCGGCCTGATCAAGCAGCTCATGGAGGTCGGCGGGAACGTCGCCTCGATCATCGGCAGCATCTTCAACGCGATGCCGTCCGGTGGCGGCGGGCTGATCACCGTGCTGCGGGACATCACCGGGGAAATTGCGAAGATCGCCAAGAGCGCGGAGGTGCAGTCCGCGCTGCGCGCGCTGTTCCAGACGATCGGCACGCTCGGTGCGACCGTCGCCCCGCTGATCGGCCAGGCCCTGTCCGCCATCGGCCCCGTGCTGACCGCGCTTGGCCCGCCCGCCCAGCTCTTGATCGAAAAGCTAGGCAAGGGGCTCCAGCCGATCATCGTTGAACTCGGCCCTGTGCTGAAGGTGGCGGCGGGTGCGGTCGGGTCACTCGTCACTGCGGCGGCTCCACTCCTGCCGGTGGTCGGTCAGCTCGCGTCAGCGCTCCTACCTGCGCTTACACCTCTTCTTGAGGGGGCGCAGCGGATCTTTGTCGCGCTCGCGCCTGTCGTCCGGACCGTGGCCACGACCTTGCAGGCTGCGCTCGCCCCGATCCTGGCCCAACTGCCAGGGCTTATAGGACCTTTGGTCGAAATCGTCGCAAACGCGTTCGTGTCCGGGCTGACCATCCTTCAGCGGCTGCTTGTCGAACTGGCTCCGTCCCTGGTCAGCATGGGCAAGACCTTCGGCACACTCCTGGCGGCCGTCGCCCCGTTGATCATGGCCGTCGCTGATCTCCAGGCCCGACTGTTGTCCGGGCTGATGCCGGTCATTCAGCCGCTGATCGGGCTCGTCGGCGGGCTGGCATCGATCCTCGCCAACGTACTTGCGAAGTACGTCACGAACATCGTCGTGCCTGCGCTGCGCGTCGTGACTGCACTGCTCAAGGGCGACTTCTCCGGCGCGTGGAACCTCGCGAAGAACACCGTTGCGAACGTCGCTACGTTCATCGGACAGAAGGCGCAGCAGCTCGGCACGCTGATCGGCAACGCCGTGGGCACCGCGATCAACTGGCTGAAGGGCATGGGCTCGAGGGCATTCTCCGCGCTGTCCAACCTGGGCCCCAACATCGCCTCCGCAGCCACGGGCGCGGGCGGCCGGCTGGTGTCGGCGATCTCCGGGAAGATCTCGGAGGCCATCGCGAAGCTGCGCAGCGTCGCCGGACTGGCCCGGTCGGCGCTGTCCGGGCTCGGCGGCGTCCTGTACAGCGCTGGCGCTTCCCTGATCCAGGGGCTGATCAACGGCATTCAGTCGAAGATCTCGGCGGTGCAGTCGAAGCTCGGCGAGCTGACGTCGAAGCTGACCGACTGGAAGGGCCCCCCGGAGAAGGACGCGAAGATCCTCACCCCGGCGGGCGAGCTGCTGATCGAGGGCTTCATCCGGGGTATCGAGCAGCGCACCCCGCTCCTGCGCACCACCCTGGAGGCGCTGACGCGGTCCCTCGCGGCCGGCGTGCACGTAGGCGCCGCCGTCGACATGGCCGCCTTCGGCCCGCTCCGCACGCCGACCCGCAGCGACCTCGCCTCCACCTACGCCCGGTCGGCTGGTGACCAGCACAACACCTTCCACCTGTACGCCACCGAGGCGTCGCCGGACGGGATCCTGCGCGCGCTGTCGTGGCACGGCCTGGTCGGGAGGGGGTGACCATGGCGCAGCAGCGACTCGGCAACATCCAGTGGGGCGACCTCACGTTCGGGCCCGGCACGCCGTACACGGTGACTCAGGTGGTGGGCCTGGATGACCTGCCGGCGATCCGCGCCGAGGACGTCGAGCGGCCGGGCCAGCACGGCGACTACAGCGGCCCCGACTACACCGGGCCCCGCGTCATCCAGCTCGGACTAGGGATCCGCGGTGACAGCCCGGACGATCTGCGCGGGCTGACGCTGGCCCTGCGCGCGGCGACGCAGCCCCAACAGCAGCCCGCCGCCCTCACCTTCGTCGACCAGGGGGTGCTGGTGTGGGCGAAGGTCCGCAAGCGGTCGCTGCCGTACGACGCCGAGTACCTGTGGTCGATCGGGGACGCCGCGCTGGAGCTGTACTGCGCGGACCCCCACCTGTACGGCCTGGTCGAGCAGTCCGCGAGCACGACGACGTACAGCCCGTCGGCGGGCCGCACGTACCCGCTGACGTACCCGCGGTCGTACGGCAGCGCAGGCACCAGCGGGCGCCTCACGGCGGTCAACGGCGGCGCGGCGCCGGCATATCCGGTGCTGCGGATCGACGGGCCGGTCGCGTCCCCGGCGATCGAGCAGGTGACGACGGGCGGGATCCTCCAGCTCGACGCCACGCTCCAGGCCGGCGAGTACCTGCTCATCGACACCAGCAGCCGGGCCGTGCTGCTCATGGGGTCCAGCCCGCGCCGCTCATGGGTGCGGGCCGGGTCGGTGTGGCCGCTGCTCCAGCCCGGCCCGAACGAGATCGCCTACAGGGGCAGCGCGCTGTCCGGCGGCTCGGGCCAGGAGTCCCTTCTGACCGTCACCTGGCGCGACACCAGCCTGTGAGAGAGGAGAACCCACGTGACCGTGATCAACCCGCCCGCGTGGCAGCAGGCCGGTAGCTACCCGGCCAGGAACGACCGGCTCGCCCTCAGTGGCCTGCTCGCCTACCCGGGCAACTCGGCCGACGAGGCGTCGCCGCTGCGGATCCGGCCCGGGGTGAAGCCGTCGTACCAGGGCTACCAGCTCAAGGTCCGCGCGGCTGCCACCCCCAACATGACCGTGATCGTGTCCGGCGGGACCTGCTTCATCGACCAGCGGGATACCGGCGGGTCCGGCGCCTACATCTGCGCGAACGACGGCGATGTGACGCTGACGGTCAACCCGGCGGGCGGCGCTGGCCAGTACCGCAAGGACACCGTCGTCGCGAGCGTGTACGACGCCGAGTATGCGGGCGCCGTGTCGGAATGGCGGCTGGAGGTGATCCAGGGCCCGTACGCGGCGAGCGCCGGCGCCACGGTGCGCGGCACCCTGCCGACGAACTCGATCCCGCTGGCGGACCTCGCGATCGCCCCGTCGCAGACGAGCGTGGCGTCCGGCAACATCACCGACGTCCGTACGTACGGGGTGGCGATCGGCGGCATCCTGCCGGTTGCCTCGTCGGCGGTCCCGGCCCGGCCGGCCGTGGGCCAGTTCTTCTACCTCACCGACACCGACCGCGTGCTGTACGGCAAGGCGGACGGCACGACGGGTGAGGTGCAGAAGGCACCGGGCGCGTGGACGTCGTGGACGCCGACGTGGTCGACGTCGTCCGGGCTGCGGATCCCGTCCTACGGCAACGCCACGGTGGATTGCCGGTACACGAAGATGGGCCGGACGGTGTGGCTGTACATGGACATCACGTTCGGGTCGACGACGAACTTCGGCACGAGCCCCACGTCGTCGGATAACTGGACCTTCTCGTTGCCATTCACGGCGGCGGTGCCCCTGGCTCCGCTGGGCAAGGCTTCGATGGAGCCGGGTCACGCCGCGCGCGCGTCGAGTGCGATGGCGCAGGTCAACTCGACCGGCACGACGCTGAGCCTGTACATGGACGGCCCTCGCATCGACAACTCCGCGACCGCCACCGGTCTCGTCGACTCCATCACGCCGTTCGTGTGGGGCTCGGGGATGCGGTTCTGCGTGATGGGCCAGTACGAGGCCACGACATGACGACGCCTCCGGCTGCGCAGCCGCAGCACACCTACAGCTACCTGTTCTGCGACCTGCGCACGGACCAGCTGCTGGCCGAGCTGCCGATGTCCGCTGTCACCTACGGCTACGCCCTCAACGGGATCGGCACCCTGCGCGGCACGATCCCGTACAACGACGAGACGCTGCCGCTCGACCCGGAGACGGCGAGCGTCCCGGGCCGGACCGTGGTGTACGTCGACCGGGACGGCGTCCTGGTGTGGGGCGGCATCGTGTGGACCCGGCAGAACACGACCGGCGGCAAGTCCATCCAGGCCGCCGAGTTCCTGTCGTACTACCAGCGGCGGTTCGTGAAGCGGACGCTGTCGACGGACACGTCGCTGCTCACGGACACGGGGTACGTGGGCAGCAGCTTCACCGCGCAGCGCCTCTACCCGGATCAGAAGCACATGGCCTGGAGCCTGTTGCGGTACTCGACGGAGCAGGCCGGCGGGAACATCGGGCTCGACATCAACCAGCTGGCTGGCGCTGGCCACGGTGTGACGCGGTCGATGACGTACCCCGCGTACGAGCGGCCGGAGATCTACAAGGCGATCGCCGAACTCGCCGCAGCCGACAACGGGT